TTTTACTTCTGATATGGAGCTTTAAATGAACCTTAAAGAACAACTTAAACGTGATGAGGGAGTTGTGCGCTATGCGTATGAAGACACTCTTGGTTTCCTTACTATCGGCGTTGGTCGGCTCATTGACGATAGGCGTGGTGGTGGTCTTAGTCCTAGTGAAATTGACTATCTCCTTACCAATGATATTGCTGAGAAAACTGCGCAAGTCTTGGAGGCTCTACCGTGGGCAAAAGACTTAACTGAGCCTAGGCTGGCAGTGCTTATCAACATGGCCTTCCAGATGGGGTTGCGGGGCTTGTTGGGCTTCCCTGGGATGCTAGGTGCGGTAAGGACCGGGGATTACAAAGCAGCCGCAGAACATATGCTAGACAGCAAGTGGGAGCAGCAGACCTCTACCCGTGCCCATAGGCTTGCGGATCAAATGGAGAGTGGCGAATGGCACTAGACCCATTAACTGCCGGGGTGGATCTAGCAACCACCGTCATAAACAAGATCTGGCCTGATAAGTCTGCGGCAGAAGCTGCTCAGTTAGCGGCAGCGGTGGCTCTTGTCCAAGGTCAAATGGATGTAAACAAGGCAGAGGCTGCTAGCCCCAGTGCGTTTACATCAGGTTGGAGGCCCGCCATAGGTTGGGTCTGCGGTCTGGCCTTGTTATTTCAGTACATCCTGCGTCCTATGTTGATGTGGTTTGGCGTAATTACTGGGCATCAATGGCCTCCACTGCCTGGAATAGACGACAATCTTTGGCAGTTGATGTTGGGTCTATTAGGGCTCGGCGGCCTCAGAACTTTTGAGAAAACCAAGGGGGTTGCCTCGTGACCCCTATCGTCCTAACAGCCAACGAGATGTACGTTGCCGCTATGGTTGGTGTCCGTCGCCGGTTGTCCTCTATGTCAGCAGGGTTTCTAGAGCGGAACGGGGCAGCTAGTGCTAGCATTGCTGAGGCTTGGTACTACAACATAGTAGGTGCGCAGGGAGAGATGGCGGCAGCCAAAGCCTTGGGGGTGTATTGGCCTTCCTCTATAGGTGCAGAAAAAGCTGATCCTGACATGCCACCAGACTGGCAAGTTAGGACGATGGGGAAGTCAACCTACGACTTGATCGTTAGGAAAGACGACATAGACAGCCACAAGTACTTGCTTGTAACTGGGACAGGACCGGAGTTCCTAGTTCATGGCTGGATCTATGGGATAGATGCTAAGAAGGAGAAGTGGTACGGGGATAGAGGCGGGAGGAACGCCCCTTGTTTCTGGGTTCCTAAGTCTGCCCTTGAGGCTGTTTAAATGGACTACCGCATCAGGATTCACGCACCGCACACCTTCCGGTGTTCAGTGTGCAAGGGGGCTTGGAGGATGAAGGACGATGCCAAGTGGCACCAATGCAGTCCTGAACCTGTACCGTTTAAAGAATTGCATGAAGAAGTGCGCAATGCGTTGGAGAGCGCAGATCTTAAACAAAGGATGGGAACATGAGCTTAGACGTAATGCTTAAGGATGATGGTGTTGAGCTTTACAGCCGGAACATCACGCACAACGTGGGCAGGATGGCCCAGGAGGCTGACATTTACATGTGCCTGTGGAGACCAGAAGAGATTGGTATCACCCACGCTAAACAGATGATTGAGCCACTGACCAAGGGGGTGGCTTTGTTAGCTACGGAGAAAGACCGGTTTGAGAAGTTCAATTCTCCGAATGGCTGGGGCATGTGGGTTAATTTCCTGCCCTTCTGTGCGGACTATTTACAGGCCTGTAGGAACAATCCAGAAGCACAAGTTGAGGTGAGCCGGTGAAAGAATTTAACCTTGGTGAAACAGAGGTTTTTGAAGTTTGGTTTATTCCAACCAATCGAGAGAATTACACCACATACGTTGTGCAAACGTATTTGAGCTTAATCTCGGCTAAAGAGTATATAGAGGCAATGAAACCAACGATGCGCGGGACGATGGAAATCGTGCGTGTACGCATTGTTCGTCAACTGATGGAGGTGGCACAGTGAATGATAAAACTTTGTCCAATTGGATAACCATGATTGCCTGCTGTACTCTGGCAGCTACAGTCATGGCGATGGTTACTGTTTTTGTGTTTGGTTTCTTTGACGATAAAGTTGACAACAAAGAGTTGTTTCAGATTGTCGGGCCGGCTTTCCAAACTATTATCGGCGGGTTCATTGGGCTGATTACGGGGATAAAGATTGGCAGGAACCAAGAGGAAAACAAATGAGTATCTATCTTGTAGGGAACCCCGCCGCCGCTGAGAGATCAAGGCAATGGTGTAAGCGTACTGGGTTGAAGCTGTCTAAAGCACAGCTTCACACTGTGTTTGGTGTAAAAAGCTTAGACCATTTACCGAAAGGTTTTGACCACACGGAGGTGTACTGCATAGGGCGAAGGCGGGTGATACTTACTGAACCCTACGGACCTGTAGAACGCTTATGCAGAGAGCTTGACGAGTTTGCAAATCCCTGGTTTTGGAAAGATATTGAGTACTGCGTAGGCGATAAAGATCGAAGCATATGGAACCCCGGTAGCTGCACGCCCGTATTGATTGGGATAGGTGATCATGGGTTTGATCTTCCTGCTCTGCTTAGTATGCTTCCCATGACTCGCAATGCAATGCTTAAAGAGCTTCTGCCTGGGTTGGAAACTTTGTTTGGTGTGAAGTATGAACCGCACGACGAGGTGCGCAATGCGCTGGACTCAGCAGACATCAAGCAGCGGATGGGAACATGAACGAGAACATCCAGAAGCTGTGCAAAGAACTCCTGCACTACGATGACATGATCTTCGGCTGGAGAGAGACTGTTGAGCGGGCTGCTAAAGATATTGTGTTGGAGTGCTGTAAAGAGGCTAGGGATGAGGTGCAGTCTATTCTTGACTGGGACAAAGCCGATCAGGTGGTAACCCGGATTAAAGAACACTTTGGAGTTGAGCAATGACAGAGATTGAGATTGCCACGGGCGCTGCTATTGCTGCACAAGGGGCGGTGGAATGTGCCCGTAAACGCAACCAAGATGATGCAAGAACTTTACTACATGGTAGTCGAAGCTTTACTTGTGCCACTTTTAATGAGCCGTTGCTGGACGAAGCTTATAACGCATTGGAATTGGCGGTAAAGAAACTGTTTGAGGCAAAGGACAGGGAAACAAGGATGATTGGGCCATGAACAAACAAATCGAAGAACTTGCTAAACAAGCAGGCTTAGGTCAAGAGAGGTGGAACACAACTGAAGAGTTCAACTCCTTCCTTGAGAAGTTCGCTATGTTGATATTGAAGGACTGCATAGAACAATGTCAGGGCATTGGGACGGTCATTGAGGCAACGTATGACGGGGAAAAAGCACGTCGGTTTAAATCAGTGGCTAACAGTTGTGCTGAAATGATCAAGTATAGGTTCTTTCCATCTGGAGTTAAGCCATGAACAACAGAATGGTCAATGAACTCATTGAGAAAGCGAATGAGTGGAGTTATGAGGAGTACAACTACAAAGAAACCGGGTATACCAGGGAGCAGTTGTACTCGCAGAAGCTCGCTGAGTTGATTGTGCGGGAATGTGCCAATCAATGTGATTTATTGTTGGATCATGGGATTAGTTCAGAGTGGTCAAGAGGAACACACGATTGTTCCAGAGCGATTAAGAAACATTTCGGAGTTGAGCCATGAACGAACGAATTAGAAAACTAATGGACGACTGCTTTGACATTACCGTTGACTCTCGCGGAAGGGAGGAATGCACTGCCGACTACGCCAACGTGCAGCGGTTCGCCGACCGTATCATTATGGAGTGCGCAGAGTTGAGCACCGACTATCCCGGCAACGTCAAGTTGTTAATTCTTAACCATTTTGGACTTGAGCCATGAATTTATCCGACCGAGAAATTGAACTTATCGACGGAATGATTGGCGTACAACTTCATCACGCTGAACAATGCCAAGCCATGATTGACCGTCCCGGTGGCAATGTAATCATGGCGAAACAACAGTTAGGTTGGGATATGGAACGAGTTGAATTGTTGCGTAAGGTCAAACAACACTTTGGGATTGAGCCATGACCGAGCGCGCTGCGTTTGAGGCATGGTGCGATGAATATTGGGAAACAAGTTCGTATCTGCACAAGAGCCGGACCTGCGGGGAGTGGGCGGCTTGGCGGGCTGCTCGTGTTGACATGCCGGTGCTGCTGGCGCAGGTTGACAGCTTGCGAACCGCTTTAGAACGGCTGTTGGACGCGCAAAACAAAGAGACGAAATTGCAGGCCCGCACACTGCTACTGACGCTAAAAAGATTTGGAGTTGAGCCATGATTGATCGTGAGCTATACAACTTAATGCTTTTCCTGATATGGACGTTCGTAGTGTTTTGCTATGGCGTAGGTTGGGGTAGAAAATGAGCATTAACCCAAACCCCTGGATCATTGAATCCCGCATTGCATGGTGCAAAGACAGGGCCGAACAAAATGGGTTCCGTCTTGAGCGTGGGGATGGTAGTAACACCATCAATGTCGTTGCGCAAAAAGAGCCTTACGGCAAGGATGTTGTTATCGCCCGGTGTTACGAATGGATGTTTGTAGAGATGTTCTTGATGGGGTATGAGCAGGGCATACTAGAGGCAAACATTGTTGCTACGCTGGCAAAGTCTAAGAAGGAGAAACCGTAATGTCTTACGACTGGGGAAGAACGATGAGTGAAGACAAGCCATCCATTTACATAATGAGAAATGTCAATGGAAGAATCTTGTTTTGGAAAAGCACTAACGACAGGCCGGAGGAGCACATGATTGAAGCAGTGTCAAAGGAAAGCCTTGAGAAAGCAATTGTGGCGATCCGCGCCCAGCTTGCAGAGATGATAGAAACTCGTAGCTCTAAACCTACCAAGCTTCTTGTCCAGCCAGGGTTGTTGAAAGAGTTAGGCCTTACGGTGAAAGACGTTGTAAAGATGATAGAGGAGAGTGCAATGACGCAGGGGGACTGCGGGGAAACGTGTAAACGAGCAATGCTTTGTTATGCCTGTTCAAAAGAGTTGGGGGGGATAGCCCGAGGAGACATCTTGAGATGCATTGAAACCGACGAACTTTGCACTGTAGAGGCTACATCTACCACCGGCAAAACGCTGGTTAAATGGAATGATAACGACTTTGCAGAGTACACGGCAGAGCAGATTGGTGAGTTGTTCTGGGTCGAACCGAAACCCCAATGGCAAGGGCTGACGGATGCAGAAATTGAGGAGTTTGAGAATATGGCACTAGGGCCGCACGACCTATGCCTTGAAGTAGAAGCAAAGCTGGAGGAGAAGAACAGTGGCTGAAACAGAACGGCAATTAGACAACAGCCAACAAATCGAAACTTTGTACGCGCTGTATCAACAAGCATCGTCCCAGAGAGATATTCTTATGGCACAGCAGATTGAGGCGTGGAAGCAGTTGATGATAGCGAATGAAGTGATATTTAAAGCAGTTGTAAACCGCACACATTGGAAAAGAACAGCAACAAGGTACTTAAAAAAGCACGTTCCTAATTTATATGCCCAAACCAAAAGCGAATGGGAAAACGATGGAGTGGCAGATGACTAAACCAGTAGCATGGATGGTTTACACAGAAGACGGTACGTCTGTGTATGTAACCGATAACCCAACCGACATCCAGCAAGGCCAACGAGCTTTGCCGCTTTATACGAAGCTTGAGTGGCAGGGGTTGACGAAGGCTGATGTAAA